CATCACCATATGTCGAATAGTTTCACTATGTTCAAATAAGAGAGCTCTATTTCGTTTTGTCTCAATAGGATCTCTATCTTCAAATTTAAATTCACCGCCATTATGTTTATCAGTAAGATATATTATTAGCGAAGCAACTCTATATAGTTTTATAGAATCATTCCAATTAAAATCTATATGTGGTTTAAGATCTCCGCCATTTCTTATTTCACTATAACCGGCTCCAACAAGATGAGGATCAGGCAATATTCCCTTTATACCTATCTCATGTTCTAGATAACTTAACCAATGTCTACTTGAGAATTGTAAGTATAATTGTCTAAGAACAGGTAAAGTCTCGAGCTCTGCGCTTTCATACATATCAGAGCCGGCTCTAGTAAAATGTTTAGGCCATACTATATTTTCTAATTCACGATCTATTTTTAATATAGTATGTTCTGGTAAAAAGTCATCAATGACCTTGACATACACTATTTGTTTCCAATATTATACTTAGGACATAATTCCCATTGATCTTTTTCTTTAAACGGAATAATTTTTATTTGTCTTAATGGTGCTAATGGTTTAGCTTCTTCATTATTTTGAATTTCTACTAAACCCCAATCAGACATTAACGTAGTAATTGTATTTCTACGAGCTACATCGTTTTCTTCTAAATTAGCTTTCTTACCATCGAGTAAAAATAATTCTTTAAAATGCACTATAAAATATCTGCCTTGCTTATGTAATATATGGCAAGACTGAAATAGTTTTTTATCTTTTCGGGATGCGACACCTATTCGTGTCAGCGTTTCACGAACCTTTAAAAAATCATCTGGTTCGTTTAGAGTTACTTCCAACATTGTAGCTGGAGACCACTCAACAATTGTTTGTTCTTCCACCTTTATTCACCTTCTTCTTTAACCCATTTATTTGTTCGGGTGACAGAAGCGGCAATACTTGACGAGCTTTCTCATTGCTATAGCCATAATATTCTTTTACCACTTCGACGTCACTCTCAATCTGAGGCTTTATCCATTTAGAAAAGCGTTTGCGCTTTCTAACCATATTTATAAGAAAGTCAAATTGTAGTTTATTATCGAGGTGGTGATAACGATTCATTTCATTAGCTAGTACAACTGTGTCATTAAAATAAGAAAGCGAACGATTAACCATAAAGCTGTTATATGCTTTTTCAGTTATATCATCTATTATAACATCTTTTTTAGTTGTATTAATAGCATTTAAAAATTCAAAGGGATTCATTAAATAGTTTCTTAATTGCTTCTAAAGTTTCGAATGTATCTTCTGGATCTGTTACGTGAAAACACCGATGAGGGAATGATTCTATTTTTGAGGCAAATGGATAATCATTTCCACCTTCTTGAATGTCGTCACCGAAAAAGATAATACTATTATACAACGCTTCTAGCGGTTTGTACACCTGTCCTTTATCTCTTCCGTTCTCACATATATCGATACCAGTTTCGCCGGCTATCTGAGCTGAATATGTGTGAAACATATCATTGAACTCATCGGCTAATTCTTGTCTTTCATTATTTTTTGTATCGTATTCTATATACTCTTCTCTTTGCTCTTGAGTACAGCCTCTGCCTATAATAGAAAAATTCATCATACCAGGTCTGAGGTCTACATGTTTAGAACCGGTTCTATGTGGAAATTTACTTTCTTCCATTTTTTGTTTACACCAAGCAAGCATCATTTTAGGCATTTTAAATTCAGGCGCAGATTGAACTAATTTATCTTTTACCCATAATTCATTACCTGCACACTGATAACAACCTTTGACTACCTTAGTAAGATCGCCAAGTTGCTCTTGTGTTTTTGGAAAGTCAGATCCTGTAAGAATATAAATGTCTACAGTTTCAGCAAGTGACATTAATTTTTCTTTATGTTCTGGATCAATAGGTTGTCTGCTTGGTGTTATAGTTCCATCTACGTCAAATACTAAACAATTACTTTTCTTAGTTTCAGATATAGCATCTTTTATTCGTTTGCCTAAATTTTCACCAGTTAATTTTCTAGTGTCAATGTCTTTGTTTACCCATACATCATGACCAGGCACTCTCCAATAAAGCATAGGAACAGTCCTATGACCTTTCTTTCGCATAAAGTTTTTAGCTTCTGCGTCTTTGGTAATGTCTATAGTCTGAAAGCCTTCGGCTTCGTCCATTTTGCTCAGCATTCTTTTCATGATTTCGCAAAAGTGACACCTAGGCTGCGTGTACAGTATTAACATTAATCGTGATCATCCTTATGAAAACAATCAAATTGTAATCTATAATATGGATTATCTATCCATTGTTCCCAATTAGCATTATGTACAAGAACTTCACATTGTGGTTGTGTGAACTTTTCTTGCATTACATATTGGTTACCTATATATTCCCATGCGACGCCATTATTACCCCACATGCTTATTACTAATACAAATTCTTTCATTATTTAAACTCTACATTTGCCATTATCTCCGTCATACAAGCTACAACATTCAATTCATGGTCTGCCACAAAGGCGTGTTTATATTGATAGTCAGCTAATATTAAAACTAACTGAGGTATTGATCTATTGGCTACAGTATCTGTCATGTTATCGTATAAATTACGAAATATTGTAGAGGCGTCAATGTCCATATTATTGGCGACCCAATGCCTCATCTTTTTAAAATCTTTGTCTTTCAGGTATTTTACAAGATCACTTGTATTATTAATACCAATATCTATAGAGGTAGCACTAATGCTAGACCCAGCAATAGAAAGTCGTTGACATTCATTTAATACTCTTCTCCAATCAGGTGCATGTTTAAGAATAAGATCAGCAGCTATTTTTTGATCGGCTTGAATACCTTCCTGTTTAAATATATATACGAGTCGTTTATGAAATGATGCCGCTAAAGCAACCATATCTTTTTTTGTAGTATTAAACTCGTAAACACCACATCGAGAATGAAGCGGCTCAATAATACGATTCTTAAAATTGCAAGTGAGAATAAATCTACAATTACTAGAAAACTCTTCAATGAAACCACGAAGAGCAGGTTGAGTAGATTGTGGATTAAGATAGTCTGCCTCATCAAGTATTACAACTTTATACCCGCCTTGTAGAGAAACACTCGAGGCAAATTGTTTTATTTTACCACGAAGTGTATCAATATTGCCATCTTCTGAACCGTTGATTATAATATAATCAAGACCTAGTTCATTACATAGCGCTTTAGCAACAGTTGTCTTACCAAGACCAGCGGTACCGGTGAAAAGCATATTAGGCAATTCACCGGTATCCACCATATTCTGAAACATATCTTTTAGTCGGGGAGGCAGAATCGTTTCAGAAATAAGTTTAGGTCGATATTTTTCGACCCATAAAAATTCATTTGACATAGTCTTTCCTTCATAATATATTATAGCACAGTTCAATAGGAAAGTACATTATTTTTCAGCTTGAGCTTGCTCCTGCTGATAATTCTCTGCCATTTGAATTAGTTGTACACATTGATCTCTTAGTTGACCGATAGTAGAAAGCTCTTCACCTTTAAAGGCACCTCGCTGACACATCGTATCAACAACAGCAATCATACTACGAGCAGCACGATTACCTGTTTCATAAATGGGAGCATGTGGATCTACTGCTTCCTCGGTTTCTTCTTTTTTATCTGACATATTATACTCCAAAGGTTGATGTCTTTTCTAAGGCAATCCAATATTCGATGCCTGTATTTTTATTAACAAAATGTGAAATGAGTTTAGAAGATAGGCCAACTTCATAATCACCAGGAATCATTTTTAAATTCTTAATATCAAAAATAAAGTTAAAGTTCTCTTCTGTAAAGTCTCCACTAATATCAATGGAGAATGCATTTGACGTTGTGTTCTTACTATCTATAACAGATAATGTAAGCACACCATTTTTTCCTGTAATAGAAAACTCTGTATGACCTAATGTACTAGATGCCTTTTTAATTCTATTAAGGGTATCATTATCTAATGTAAACCTTACATCAACTGGTGGAGTAACTACGTCTTTT